GCTTAGCATGCATCCACCGGCGCTGAGCCTCACTCTTAAACGGCATCAGACAGTCGCATACTCTGTGACAGTCGCCGTGATCGGACCGAACGACACAGAAATCGGCGTTTTACCCGCGACACCCTGATCGCCCTTGTCGCCCTTCTCGCCCTTACCGCCGAACCGGGAAGCCACCAGCTTCTGCATGGTCGCCCACTCGTCCGGGCCGTAGATGCGGCCGTCGCCGCCGGAAACCAGACGCGAGTTAGCATTCGCGGTTTCCTCCCCGTAGCCGCCGTCCGCACCGAACCGGGGCAGACACGCGGGGTCGAGCATCAACAGCTGTAGCTGCATGGCCTTCACCTTCGGCCCGCTGTCACCAAACTTGCAAAACATCGAATCGTCGTCCCCTCCCGTAAGGACATCGAACACGTCCGAATGGTCCTCGTTCGCACGGCCACGATCGAAAGACGCGTGGAGATGCTTCAAGTGGCTAATATCGCTTGTGGCTATACGGTTCGCGATGTTGTCGAACCCGTCCACAATGAGGTCGCCGCCGAAGTTCCCGTACCATTCGGTGATCTTCTCCAGCTTCCCGGCCCGGATAGCAACATCCAACCGGCGGCACATTTCGAACAGTTCCTCAGGCGCAACCGTGATATCGATTCCCGTGTACCAGTTCGAATCGCCGCCCGTCCTGTCACCCGCTGTGCGAGAAATCGAATAGGTGGTGTTGGTGCAAAACCGGGATTCCTTAATCCAACGCCGGGAACGGTGATAGCCGTTCAAATGATGGTTGTCGCCGCGCATCCCGATATCGGAACCCGGATACCGTGCCCGCAGACGGTTCGCAAGAACAGTCATCGCAGGCGGCGCGGTTTCGGCTAGATAGCAGGCCTCGGTTTGCAGATCGGCATACGAAGGCATCAGGACTCCCTACGCGGGATCACACCCGAAAGCTTCTCCACGTCACGGCCGACAACCCACCAGTCCTGCGCGAGCAGATCCGACTGGGACGCCACCCACGGCACCAAATCCCCGTCCACACAACGCATGTACAGGTATGGGCGGGTCATCTTCGAATGCTCGTCAGGACGCTGCAACGCGATCCACATGCCCTGACCGTTCCAACCCTCACGGGCCACATAGGACCCGTCCCACAGTTCATCCAGCGCTTCACCAAAGTCCACGTTAGATAGCCCTCCGTCGAGAGATAGTGTTAGACATTTGCGGGCGGCCAGCGGAAGTCAAACCCGCCAACGCCACAGAGATGTCAGGCCTCGCACCCGGCATATTCGGAGAAGTGCCCGGAGGAGTCGCCTGAGGCTGACCCGGCGGGGCCTCCGGCCCAACACCCGCCTCAGGCCCGCCAAGGCCCGGCTCAGGTTGCGGGGGAGGCGGCTCCGGTTCGAAAGCCTTAGCCACCACGTCTTCAACAGCCTTACCCTTCTGAATACCCTTGACGATTTCGGCAACACGCTGCAAAGCAACGGCAGGGTCCTGCCCCATCTGAGCGAGTTGCGGAGCAGACTGCGCATAGGCATAAATCCCTTGCATCAGTGAGTCTCTAGCGTTCTCCATCAGAATCTTCGCCTGCTCTTCGGAAATGTTGATACCAAAGGGCTGTTGACGGGCCATGTAATCCCTTGAGATCACGTTATCGCTGCGCATCTGCAACAGGAGTACAGCAGCCCGATTCGGATCCAGCCCGGCAGCAAAGCCGTACTGGCAGTCAGTTGAGTACGAACCACGCACATCAACAGACGGTGTATAGGAAAGTTCGTACGGTGTCCCGTCGATGGAACCGTTGATGTCTTTCTTCATCTCCGGCCACAGGCGCTCGTCCATCTTGAAACACAGTCCAAAAAGGTCGATCAGCCACTCGCGGAACACCGTCTGCGCAGCCTTGATCTGAGACTCCAAATTCCCCATCAAAGCCTGAACACCACGACCGGTCACAATGGACGAATCCATCTGCCCCGTGGCACGCACACCCGGATACCGGGCACCGTCCAAAAGCTCCTGGTTCAACGACTGGTTTTCGATGAACGGCATGTTGCTCATTTCCATGCCCACACGGCGGATCTTCTCCGGCATATCGGAACGGAGGATGGCGTCGCCGCCATACGGCATCTCCTGCACGTCCTTAGGCGCGGCAAGCGGAGCTTGAACAGCCTTCGACGCACCCTCATATTGCAGGACAGCCAAACCGTTCTTCGCCAGCTGGACCCACAACACGTCGTCGAACTGGCCCTTGTCGAAATGCGAATGCAGCCAAGGCTTCTTCGCCACCCGCACCGGCAGCTCATTGAGCAGGTTCGGTTTGAACTCCAGGACGAACGGGGACTTCGACGCATACACCAAAGTACGACCGGTCTTGTCCCAGAACCGGATCAGCTCAATCTGATGGTCCGTCACGTTGCCGTTGTAGTCCTTACCGGCGTCATAAATCTTCGAAGCATGCTCCGGGTACAAGTCGGCGAGAACACCCGACTCCATGTACCAGCGCTTCGTGTACGTCAACAGGCGACCCCAGCGATCGAACTCGGGATAGCCGCCGTACGGGTCCTCCACGACGATGCGGGGCATGTGGGCCTCCCAGTCGGGTTCCACATAGGCCACAGCAAACGAGTAGGTGTAGTACTGGTCCGCGGCGTACAACATCTGTTCCGCCAGACGGGAATGGTTCGCATAATGCCCGGCGATCTTCGTGCGCTTATCCGCCCGCTGCCGTTCCGTGTTCGAAAGCATCGACGCCGAAGAACAGTTGATCGCAGGCAGGGGAGCGGTCATCTCCGCCAGATCCCGGGCGCACACGTCGATAGTGTTCGCCACAATCGGCTTGTCGAACACGTCGTTGTCGATGATGTCGGCGAACGGGGTGTTGTCGTACTTGCCCTCACGGATAGCACGCACATCGTCCCAGCGGGCGTCACGGTCACGGAACCGGCGCATCATTTGGCGGGTGTGCCGCAACACCCTCTCAGGGTTGTGTGGCCCCAAACCCATAGGGGTGGGAGTCGAAACCGGTTGAAGGACAGTGTCCGTAGTGCCGATCACTCAAAACCACCCCCAGACAGGCCCGCCACGTCGGCAAGATTTATGGTGTGTTGCATAGACTTCTGCTTCCGAGTAGCGAAACGGTTGGGCATGTAGTTCGTGTTCGTGCGGCGAGACATCATCGCCTGCATGATTTCGCGGCACTTCAACTCGGCAAACCAGAGCGACATCACCAAGTCCTGCTTGGCTTTCGTCTCCGGAGACCAGGTGATCAGCTGTTCGATCATCTGGCGGACAGCCTCGGATTTATGCTGGGCCGGGAACTCGATGAGGTTGTTGATGAACAGGACCGCCATGGAAGCGACCCCATAGCCTGCGTCTAGTTTGTTGCGGCCGGTGAAATGTTCGGTGAGGGTCACACCCAGGTTCGCCAAGTACTGCTTCAGTTCCGGGTCCTGAGTGAGGAAAATCTGGAAGGCGTTCTTTTCAACACGCCATTCATGAACACCGATGCGTGTGGTGACTTCCTTCATCGTCTCCCGGATCCACGTCGGAGTCGCCGCCGTTTTGACATGGCACTCCAACACGTGACGCATACCGGTATGGCGATCCAAGCCGATAACCGTGATAGCGGTGTCGCCCACCATCGCAGGGTCCAAACCGGCAACCACGTAAAGACCATCCATCCCTTTCGCCCGCACACCAGGCATGCCAGGCTTGATGGTTCCGGGACTGCGGTTTCCATTGACCGCGCGCCGAACAGCCTCCGCAGGAAAGATCGCATCCTCTTCGACTCCCATCTGCATCCACGACAACGACCACACACGGTTCGACAGAGAACCCCGGCGGCGGAAGATGGTCGGCCCGTCCCAACGGCGGTACTGGCCCTGCTCGTCAGGTTCCTCGTTGGTGCCCGCCCACGGCTCGTTCGACTTGGGCCACAACGTCACCCAGTCTTTGCGGTCCTCCGCATAGTCGAGGACAGCCGGTTGCGCCAGGTGGGTCCATGGGCTGGTGCCCATCGGGTACAGGTCGGGGTTGCGGATTTCCTTGTACAGGTCGGAGGCGTCAACGCGGGTGCCGACAAGCAAGAGTTTCCCTGCCGCGCCGAGACGTGTCGACACTTCCTGCTGGACCCAAAGGATTTGGTCTTCCCACTGGTGGGCGTTGGACAGCACAACACAGTCGTCCAGGATCGCGAGCGTGGCACGGTCGCCGTAAACCTGCTGTCCGATGCCCTTCGCTTGTAGGGTCGGGTCTTTCTCGTAGGTTTCCCGCTCGTACGACGACAGATAGACCATG